CCCAGGAGTTATAGTATTTAAAGAACGACATAGGTGATAATCTGTGCTTATAGGTTGAGATTCACCACCAGTCGCAGCTGTATCAGAAAAACCATAAGAATTTTGGTGAAAACCAGTAAAATTAAGCATATTGTTTACAAAATTACCACCGTCTAAAAAGCCTCCACTTGAAGGCTTTGATAATGTATTGTCAGACTCTTGCCAACCTAGAAAACTACCAGTCCCATATGTAGTTGCATTTGAACCAGAACTTCTAAATTGAGTAGTATTGTAAAATTTATAATGTTTTACTATTGAAGTATTAGAATCATTAGCATCACAAACTCTTAATGCTGATTGCCCAGGAGTAAATACAAACTGAGAAGTGCTACCAGATATTACTGGAGATATAGCATTAGCACTCCAACCACTTGTACCAGCATCAACACCTGGGGTTCCAGATTCTAATATAGTCCCAGTAGTAGAAGTCGAAGTATTGTAAGACCATACATTAATAGTACCAGCATCTTCATCGCCTAATGCTATTAATTTATCGCCAGTTGTACCTACTGGAATAATTTCTACATCTGTTTCGTCTAATTCTTCTGTTATTACTGGACCAGTCAATCCCATATAAGAATGAGTACCATCGTTTGTTATTGCATTTACTGTATATATACCATCATTAGATGTAGTATTTTTTACAATAATAGTATCACCAACTGTAAAGTTAGAAAAACCGCTTACTGTGCTTTCTTTCTTTACATATTGCCCAACCGGCTTACCAACAAGTGCCATTATAAACCTGAAGATGGTGGAGGAGCAGTAGCACCTCCTGAAGAAGGATTAGAGCCTCCAGTATAGAATTTAAGAGTACCGCTTACCCCACTTCCCCCAGAAACATCGTGGTCACTTTCAAAATAAAATAGATTCCTACCACCAGAACTCTTGATAATAGTGCTACTTATTGAAGAAATACTTTTATTTGAAACCAAACCATTATGAGCTATCAGACTACCTGAGGGTCTCAAAGAACCAAGTTGGTCTACATAAAAGTTCTTTAGATAAGCAAACTCTCTTTTATCAATATCTCTAGGGTCTTGTACTGAATTGATTCCACCAGAAAAATCCCTAATTGTAAATATCTTCTTTGGCATGATTACAAATCATCTAATATGGCTGCTACATGAACATTAATTGTTGCGTTTCCTTGAGCAGATGGATAATTATCTGAATGTAATGTACAACTTCTAGCATGAAGATTAGCAACAGTAGTGTTAGGGCATTTCATAATAAATAATTCACTCGGACCGACAACTAAAAGGTCTGCTTCATCATAAGAAGCATCTCCACCATCTATATTTATACCAATACCTTCAGTTGATGTAGTTGTTAAACTCTTAATAGCTATCCATAATACTTTATCTCCACTAACAACAGCAGTTGATGTTCCAAAATAGTCAGGATAGTCACTACCAGCACCAGCGGCTATAGCCAGTAAATCAGCACTTGCTGTATCGTCTACAGAAACTTCAGCAAATATCCACTTATCATTAGCATCTTTTGGAGTATAGTCAAGAGTACCAGACATCTTAGAACGTACTTCATCTAAAAATACTTCAGCAGATGAAATTGTATTTGCAGCATCAGCCATATATAAATCCTATTATTTACTATATCCTCTTGAAGATGGCATAGCTTTAGTTTCTTTACCAGAAGCTGGTTGAGAAGTAACACATTTTCCTTTTACCC